CCCAGTTCGCAAGAACCGGGCCATCTGGCTTATCTGTGTACTTCCATATACACGTGTACTTATTGGCCTCTTTCGGGGCTCCGTACACATAGCACCCACCACTCGGAGATATATTATCATGAACGCTTTGACAATTTACTTGCCAGAATACATCAGTGTTGCCCAAGCCAAGGCACTGCTTTCATTCATTGAAGACAGTGTCTGGTGGCTGGGATCATTTGATGATATTTTCGCGTTTCGTGATTATAACTCTGAGGATGGCTACCTGCGGTTTGACTATGAGGACAGTATCCTCACTTTCAAGCCGATCCCAGATCCATCTGGGTGTGTTGGTCCTTTGCTGCGGACTTCTCTTTTCTTCGAGAAGTGTGTCAGTGCTCCTTTAATAACCCTTGAACTCTTTCGGAACTTCGTATGCCAAATCTCGTAGCTAACACATCAGTCCAAAATCAATACCGCCAAGTCGGGGTATTGCATACTGATCCTGATGGTAACTTCGCGAACAAGCAGACTAATACCTTAATCGGTACTACATCTAAGCTTGGTTGGAAAAATACGGTCTGGAGAGATGACCTTGAACGCGGCGCAGATGCGTCGACATCCTACACGTTTAAGGATATTGATTTTTCGGGGTTAGTAACAAACACAGTTTATTACTACACTAATGGTGGCTCCAAGAAACCTGGCATTATTACAGCCAATTATCTAGGAACTATCAATCCGTATACTTCAATACCTAACGTGACTCAGGTGTCTGACGCAGATGACCGCGCTCTCAAAGTCATAAAGGGTAAATTGATGCAATCGTCAGAAGAATTTCGTGCTCTCTTACCATTGGTAGAGATACGACAAACGCAAGGACTGATCCGTGAAACAGCGGAATCCGCTGTGAATCTCTTAACCGAGCTTCACAAGATTTCAACGGGACGCGGTTCTTTCCGTGCGTTACGACGACGTGCGTCAGCGGCGTGGCTAAATTTCTCTTTCGGGATAGCACCTACCTTAAGTGATATTTCCGCTTTGTCGAAGTCGGTAAGCTCCTATTACAACGGAGTTGAAGGCTTCGCCTCGCGGTTCACCGGGCAGGCTGCGGTTTCGTGGATGGATGAACAGAAGAATCAGATAAGTTACACTGAGGGCCCTGTTCTCTTTTCATATGGCCGCACTTTCCGTGAGATGGACTATAGCGTACGATATATCGCCGGTGTTAAGTATAATCTTAACTCCTCTTGGAATGGAACCATCCACAACTTCGACCAACATTTTGGCCTGAGATTTGAGAACCTACTTCCTGCTTTTTGGGAAGCGGTTCCCTGCTCATGGGTTGTGGACTATTTCACTACGGTAGGGGATTATTTGACGGATATCGTCGAGACCCCTTCTGGCATGACCAGCTATATCGTTAAATGTCAAAGGTTCAGGTGTAAAGCCTGGCAGAACGTGTCTACTTCGAATATTTTTCCTTCCACGCGTCTAGTGTTACCACTAGGCTACCGAGGAAGGCACGAAGCAAATACTGTTCACTTTGTTCGCACGCCGTTGCAAAGCTTGCCACATCGAGCTCTTAGAATTAAAACTTCTAATGAGATCGCAGGCCGAGCGGTCCAAAAAGCCTTGAATCTGGCTTCTGTCGTGTTTTCTAGCGGCGAAAAAAGGATTCGTTCACGTAGGCCGATCATTTAGCATTCCGCTAAATGGGTACCTGAGCTTACTTTACTTTAACATTCTAGGCCGGTTGAGGCCAAAAAGGATCATTTCTATGACCATGTCACTGACGTCACCTGTCACGGGCGCTGCCCAGACAGGTTTTACATCGCCCACTTATACCCTGACTTCTGACATCGCGCCGTCTCCCAACGGGAAACAGTACGCTGTCACAGGATTAGGTGGAACGCAAACAGGAGTTGACGCGCACTCTGCTTCAAAGCCGTTTACTATTAGCGTGTTCAAACCACAGCAGATTAAAACCCTGCCTGCGGCGAACCCGATAACTGGTATCATCAAAGCCGTCCCGGTGAACACTTACAAAGTGATCACTCGGAAAGGTGCTGTTCCTGCCGTTAATCAGATCAGTCAGATTGCGCGGATCACTACTGTGATCGACGTACCTGCTGGTACTGACACATATGAACCGGAAGAACTCCGGGCTATGCTGTCGGCCCATATCGGTGGACTCACACAAATGAGTGCCGAGCTGGGGAACACACTTGTAACTGGTATTATCTAACCGATAAAACCATGTTACATTACACCTTTCAAGATCACGTATATCCTTATACGTGGTTGGGACATAGCGCATTTGGAGATATTCAATGGCTAATTATAAGCAAAAACGAGTGCTTGCCAGCGTCTGTTCTGATGCTGACGGAGATGTGCAATTACGCTCTTTCCTCGATACCCTTGACAAGGAATTGTCTGGCATACTTCATGCTGAAGTTGCAAATCCTACCACTTTGCATGGTCGCCTAGAGGCTATAAAACGCCTTCAGGCCCGTGCTCGCAAGAAAGCTAAAATCAGTGATGACGTTAGCAGACTTGAGGCCGAAACATTCGCAGGTTTTAAAGCCGTGAATGAACGCGCCGGTGGGGTCCAAGTTACACTGCCCCAGGAAATCATTAACGATGCTCGAGAGTTTATAACAACAGCTCTAGAGCGTTTTACGTTTGAGAATTCTGGTAATGTGCAGTGCGCTTTGGATATGGACTTGCTTGCTTCTCTGTGGCGTTACGGCCCTGGTTCTTCCAGAGGCTCCAAAGCTACACACTTTGCCGATAAGGTAAGGTTGAGAGAAGTAACAAGTACTAAGGATTGCGCTGCTATCTTAAGATATATCCGTAGATACGACCCATTCTTGCGTCGGCTGGATGCCGAGCAGGGTAACGATCTCGTGATAGTAGCGGGCAGTAGTATGTCAACTGTTGCCAAAAACGAGGATGTACGTAGGACCATATGCACGGAACCCTTAGGAAATATGCAATGCCAGCTTGCTGGCGGCGCTTACATCGAAGGGGCACTACGCATGATGGGACTTGATATAACAGACCAATGGAAGCAAAATAAACTACTTGCTTACAAAGGTAGCATTACCGGGCGATTAGCAACGCTCGACTTAAAAAGTGCATCTGATTTTATCACGTTCGCTCTAATTGAGCGCCTATGGCCTTCTGAGTGGGTTGAGTATTTCAAGAGGACTAGGTCCCCTTGCACCCAAATAGAAGGTGACACTGTTACATTAAACATGGTTGCCACCATGGGGAATGGATTTACCTTCCCTATGATGACCATGACATTATTGGCTTTGGTATATGCAGCCATCCCAGGACGACGTCTCTGGGTTGACTACGATACCACGGCAGTATTCGGGGACGATATAATCGTCCCATCTACCGAGTATGATAATGTATGTAACATTCTGCATCGTGCAGGTCTTGTCGTTAATCGCGATAAGTCTTTTGCACAGGGCCCCTTTCGGGAAAGTTGCGGCGGTGACTATTGGCGAGGTTACGATGTAACCCCGTTCTACGTCAAATCGCTGCGTACGGACCCTGAAGTCTATGTTGCAATTAACCAGCTTTTACGCTGGTCAACTCGTACGGAGGTAGTTTTACCCAAGACCTTCGATCACCTGTTGACTTTGCTACATGGTAAGCCCTACCTCGTTCCTGAGTGGGAAGACCCTTCATCGGGTATTCTTTGTTCTCAGGTTAGTAGACGTTACAGGCGCTGGGATGTCTTAAAGGCCCAAAAGGTCGTAGACATCTCAAACATCCACCCTTCAGCAGCGATGCTGATGGTGTTGGGTGGCTTTGTAACGAGTACAGGCACGGCTAGTGTAGTTAATTATGACTTAGAACAGCTCTTGCTATCCGATGGAGGGGTTAACCCCTTTCTATCGGGTATTTCCTGTGAGGACTTAGGAAACCCTCACAGTCGTTGCGCCGTACCAGTATACAAGCATTCCATGCGTGTATGCTATACGCCGCGAGCCAATGAAGTTCGTCATAAACTAGTCGATTCCAGGTTGCCGAGAGGCTACTTGGATGGGTGCGACCGGAGTATCTCCGGCGCAGAGAAACGGCAAAGGTTTTACGTAGCTTACGGTCTTTCCTAGACCTCGGCACGCCTGCCAACCCCCGGGTAGGGGGTGGGAGGACCTTTGTTTTCACAGAAACGGG